CTGGCCGTTCCAGGTGCCGGGGGTCTCGTCCAGGTCGAGCGAGTAGCCCAGGGAGAGCTCTCGGAGACCGGTCTGCTTGATGATGTCCGTGTCATGGATGATGATTTCCACACGAACATCATCGCCGTCCGCCATGCCCTCAGACAGGATCGTGCCGATGTGCTCCCGGTCCACGTTGTCTTTGTCCACGCTTCCCGCCCGATGGGTGAGGATGACCGGCTTGCCCCGGTAGCTGGCAAGGCTGTCCTTGTCGAAGACGTGCTCCGGCAAACGCAGCTCCCTTCGGGTGCTGCCGTCGGGGTTACGGTACTCGAAGATACCCACGGACGTGACGATGGGCTTATCAATCAGATAGCCTTCCTCGGTCCAGTAGGTATCGCTGAGCGGGATGCTGTCCAGACGCTCGACACGCTTGAGAACAGGGGGTTCCACTTTGCTCGTTCCTCCTTTCTGACTGTCCTGTTCTGCCGGGTCACGACAAAAACTTCTTCATACTGACTTACCCCCTTTCCCTGCAAACGGAAGGTCGATGGTATCTATGTCAAAAACAGGCAGGGCCACACACCGGCATTGATAGTCCTGGCCGGGGTGACAGCGCCTACCTGTCTTGGCATCTACGATTGGCGGGTCGCTCCATCGGAAGCGTTTCTTGTTCAGGTGCTTGTGGCTGTCCCGGACCCGGCCGTCGCCGGAGTCCGACCACTCGTACTCTTCCACGCCGGCGTCCTCCTGCTGCTTCTTGGTCAGCTCGCCATTGAGCTTGCCAATCTGGTCCCTTGCGATGAGGCGGGCGTGGCGTTTGGTCTGCCCATAGACATCCTGGATTTCCTGGATGATGGACTTCGTGCTTCTGCCGTTCCTGAAGCCGTCCAGAACGATGTTCTGCATATCCCCCAGGGTGCTCTTCGGGATGGTGCTGATGAGGTTGACGTTCTGATCCACCCACCGGGTCAGAGCCTCCCGGTAGAACTCCACCAGGTAGTAGTCGTCCAGGATGTCGATGCCGAGCGTGGCCCGGACCGCCTTCTTCCACTCCCTGATGGTGAGCTTCCGGGTGAGGTGGGCCATACGTTCCACCTTCTCACGGAGCCCGAACCGATGGGTGCTGTTGTCCAGCTCCAGGCCCGCTGGACGATACTGACCAAATCCCCGATGTCATCGTGGCGGGTGGCCTCCTCCCTGCTGGCCGCCGCCCGTATCTCGGGCAGGTGCTTCTTGAGGGTGTCGTTCAGGAGCTTCATGTAGGCGTTTGTAATCCTCTGGTATTCCCGTTCCACGCTCACGGGGTATTGGAGGGTGGCCTTGCACCGGAGACGCTTATGGCTGCCGAAACGGGACTTGACCGCCTCCCTGGTGGCTTGCTGGTGGATGAGGTTGTTCATGGGGCTTCCTCCTACCTGACGGGTGTTGTTGGAGTATGATTGTTGGAACCTGCCTGTGAACGCATAGAGGGTTCCTGGATTTTTCCCGATGACTTCGGGTGGGTAATTTGATGGGTAAAGCAAAGCGGCCCTTGTAGGCCGCCTGAGAGCGTTTTATGAGATGGAAGACGTGAGGAGCTTCACGGACTCAGCAAACGGAGGGAAGGCAACGCCGGCGTCAATCAGAGACAGGACCTTCGCCGGTTCCATGAACTGGGCGAACGCCATCTCGTTACCATCTGCCTTCGGAGCTCCGTTATACTCGGTGCAGAGGTAAATCTCCGAGGGCAGGTACGGCTTTGCCACCCCGCTGGTGCTGCCGATGTGGATGAGCTCCGTTGGGGTGATTCCGAACTCCTCCTGCGTTTCCCTGAGTGCAGCTTGCTCCGGGGTCTCTCCGTCCTCGATGTGGCCGCCGGGCCCGCAGAACGTACCTTCAGTCCGGCGGAGGCCGGTGAGGATTTTCCCATCACGGACTACCAGGACCCCTACGCCCTTGCCGGTGGTTTTGGGCTGGTCATCGGAAGCGTCCTGGTTGGCCTTTGGAGCCGGTGGGAAACTGCCTTGCTCGAAGATTGGTGTAGTGGGTGGGTCTGCCTCTAAACCCGCCATGGGGTCCTCCTGGGGCTCCAGGAGCAGCTCTTCCGGCGGAATACCGTCCAGGATGTCTTCCACCTGGAACTCCCCGCTGTCTGCCAGGGCCCCACGGACCTCGGACGGGTCGAGGGATTGCAGCCCGACATAAATCTGGGCGGTCTGCGCTTTGACGTAGGAGGTATCGGCCTTGGTCTTGTCCACCGTGGCCTTCTCCGTGTCGCTCATGGTCCAGAGCGGGTTGAACTTCAGCTCGTAGTCCGGCTCCTCCTCGATTTCCCCGCTGGCCCTGCCCGCTATGAAGATGACATCCAGCAGATTCAGCAGAACTGGGCGAACCGTGAGCCGCTGGAGGCGGCCGACGAAGCTGTACCAGTTTTCCATGTCACTCTCTCCGGTGGAGTTTTCCCCGGCGGGGGCCCGGCCGAAGAGGATGGTTTGCGGGATGTTCGTCAGGGCAGACAGCATATTGCAGGTGGCGTCGATGACATCCTTGACCCCGGAGAACTGGAACGTCTGGAAGCCGTAGTCCTCTCCCTCACCGTCAATGGCGATGGTATTCATCATGCCACGGGCGAGGTCAATGAGCTCCAGACGCTTCAGGGCTTGGTTCTCGCCGAGCTCGGAGGCGAGGAGCTGGGCCAGACCCTTCATCTTGTAGACAGCCTGGACGCTGCGCTCCAGCAGCTTCGGGCCGTTGCTGTGCGCCGTGATGGTATCCTGGATGGCCCGACGGAGGCGGATGTACTCCGGGGTGCCCCAGTACCGGTAATTCTCGTTGCCCACACTCTCAGGGACCACGCCGTTGCGGAAGACCAGACACCGGCTGGCATGGACCCGGAACGTACCGTAGATACTGGAGACATCGTAGAACTGGGGCTGCATGAAGCCGCCGCCCCTGCGCCGCCCCCGGTAGTTTCTGATGTCCCCGGCATACAGGCTGTTGTAGTCGGGCCAGACCACGGGACGCTCGAAGACGTGCAGCTCGTCGATGCTGCGGATGTTCTTCCAGTTGAGCGGTTCCTCCAGGCCCCGGCCATCATCAATCAGCATGACGATGATGGAGCCGCCGTAGAGCCGTGACCACTTCATGGCGGTGGCGGCGTGTTCCTCCCACCGCAGGTCGTCCAGGGACCGGGAGACGAACTTCTCGATGTCCGGGTTGTTCAACCCCAGGTCAAAGCCTTGCTTCAGGGCCTCCTCCGCCGGGGCGTCGATGATTTTCGTGAACAGGCCGTTATCGGTGTAGAGGGTGGTCAGCTCCATATCAGGCGTGACGAGCTCCCGCTGAAAGCGGTAGCCCTCCGAGGCATCCTGGCTGGTCCCCCATTTGTTCATCAGGTTGACGTATCCATCCTGACGGATTTCGTTGCTCATGTAATAAGCCCTCCAATATCGAATACGTTTTCAATTTCCGTAAACGCTGAACTGGTAGCATCCACCATATCCTTGAACTTGCTGGCAGGGAAGCTCTCAAGCTGGGCAAAATACTCTTCATTCCAGTCACCTATGACGACATAGAAATTACCCGCTTGCCATTGTGCGGCAACGGGCTCAGCTCGGGCTTCCTTACTACCGCTCTCGGCGATGGCGCAGACATCGTACCCGGCCATGAACTTGATGTAGCTCTGGGCCTGATCCTTACCGGCCTGGCCGGGGTCCTGCGGGAGCCTGACCCGAACCCGCTTGTACCGGGCGATGTCCATGGCTGCTGTCATTCTCACGGTTTTGCGGACATCGGCGGCAGAGAGGCGAAGATTGATAACATCTGCAATCACATAACTGCCATCCTGTCTTTTACCCATTAGAACGCCAGCGGTGTAGGCTGGGTCGCCTCCCTCATCCTCTGAGGTAGCTGCGAGGTCCCAGGCCCGCACCCACTTCACAACATCCTGCGGGACATTCGGAAGCATATCCTTGACCTGTGTTCGTTTGAAGAACAGGCCGGCGGCGGGCTTAATTTTCCAGTTGCCATGGAGGAGCCGTTCCTGCTCCACGAGGGCCAGGGCCTTCAGGTTGGCGAGGTATCCGGGGTCCTGCTTCAGCAGTATCTTATTGTCGTAGACGGAACTGGCGATGAACGTGATGCTCTTCGGCTCATGCAGCTCTTCTTCTGTTTTGAGATTGAACTGCTCAATCAGATCGGATTTACTATCTGCCCAGTGGATGATGTTGTTGCGGCGGATCATCCATCTAATCTTGCCACTACGCTCGGGAATGGGATAGCCAGTCTTCTGGTCAATCCACCATTCAATGAATGCAGCGACCCAACTGTCGGCATCTGGGTTGCAGGTGGCCCGGACAAAGGGCTTCACACCGCAGACGGAGCGGTTTCGGGAGAGCATATAGAAAAACTGGTGTTCAGTGAAGTGGGTGAGCTCGTCGAAGCACAATCCGCAAATCTGGCTTCCCTGATAATCGTACAGCTCATCGTCGCTGCCAATGTGTTTGAACAGCACCCTTGATGTGATATACCCACGTTTATCGGTAAAGCGCCACTCTCCGTTGGATATTCTGGACTGTGCGCCCCGTATCCCGTAGTACATATCAAGCGTCTCGTCCCATAGGCCGCCTGGAGAGAATACCTGTTTGTAGGTCTTTCTGAACACTGTGCAGTTATATCCCCTGACATTCTTATACCGAAGGGCGGACAGGAGCAAGCCATAGGTCTTTCCTCCGCCGGCTGCTCCACCGTAGACTACTATATCTGCGGAAGATGCAAGGAACCGCTCCTGCGGCCCAGGCTGTGGCCTGAGTATCCGTGTAGCCATGGTCATTCACCGCCCTTTTCGATTTCTGGCATATAGATGATGGTGTCCTCTGCTTCCTCACCATCGTCCCCGGCTCC